CCGGGTCGCACTGGCGTTCCTCCGACTTGGTGTGATCCAGGTCAGTAGTCAACCAGTAGGGACAAGGCCTCCGCATCTAGTATGCCAAACCCGTGGGTCAGCACAACTGCGCAGATGAGAGGATAGACATCAGAGAAGGTTAAGTCAGCCATGGTTAACCAGAAAAGTGATAAATCTTCGGCTGTCACAAGGTCAGGGTAGTTAGTTGAACCTGAAAGCATGTCTTCAATCAACCCCGCGTGGGCAGCATACTGCCGCACGTGGTATGTGACTCCCTCGAGGCTGTACTTACCAGAGGAATTAACTAAATGCTGGTTAGCACGCTCCACGAAGAGGTCACGGAGGACATGACAATACCTGAACTCGTAACAGTGAGACAGAGCTTTTCCGGCCATGTATTCATCATCGGTAACGGCTTGGTTTGAATTCGGCCTAGCGTTGAACTTCGCCAAGATCTTACCCACGAATGGTAACATCACATGCGTCTCTTCACCCCTCGTGCAAGGCACGAAGTGCTTAGAGAGGAAATGCATGCGATGCAATGTCGGTGCTGTTGTCACCTTTGCTACCATCCGTGCAGATCTGGCGACCTGTTCGTAGTGGTGGGCTCCTCGCCTCACCCTGCGCTTGACCGCACAAACCATGTCGTCACCTAGAACACAAACCAAGGCATCATCCACCTTATATTTGTAAGCCCAAGAATTAAAAATGACCAAATTCCAAAAACTATTACGGAACGTGGTATCAGTTGCTCCAGTTGGTAACGCGTTCTCTACGACGGCGGACACGCCGTACTTCGAGTTGTACGCAGTGAACTTGTTACTACTGAGGTGCAGCTGCACGAACCATTTTGGACACCCGAGTCTCCGCATAAACATAGCCTCTAATTGAATGACATCTTTTACTTGGGTTTTGTCATTCGACGAGAAATCTGCCTCCATGAAGCTTTTTGACGGCTCCTGAGTGAGGAATTGCACAATCTCTGGCGTGTGTTGTTTATAGGAGACCATAAACTTGAAGCGTTTAGCATTACGTTCAGTGCTCTTAAACCGGTTCATAAGTTCCCTAAAAATAGGGCCACTGATCATGTTGTAATAATCAGTGCCTTTGAATATGACCCTGGGAGCG